CCACAGGCCGCTCCTGCGGCTCCTGCGGCCCCTTCTATCATCACCGACCCCAATGTGCCGTCGGCTGATCAGCACACCCGCGCCATTCAGGGCACGACCGTGGACGATGTGACTGGCCGCGCCCGTCAGACGACCTACAACGAGCGCACCTCGCAGATTGCCCGCAATGCGGCCAACCAACAGCAAACCCTGCAAGTCCTCGGCCAGCAGGGCATCGTTGACCCTCGCAAGGCTCTAGCCCTGACTGAGGGCATCAGCGGCTCGACGCCCTCTGGCGTGATGGTCAGCCCTGACCTCGCTGGAGAGCGCCAGCAACAGGTTGAACTCGAGCAACGCATGGAAGCGGACAGAGCCGCGCAAGAGCGTTTGGCCCAACAGCAAGAGATGCAACGGCTCAAGAATGAGCGTGCACTTGCGGCACAGCGTCAAAGCCAAGCCCAGACGGCACTGACTCAGGCACAGCGTGCCAAGACCCAAGGCGTGACCCGTGCACAGACTGCGGCAGAGACCGCCGCTGACCGAGCCGCCGCCGCGCAGGCAGACTTGGCCGCTGGAAAGACTGCGGCAAAGACGGCCCCCGGCCCACTGGCCCGCCCGATGGAAGTGACAGGCGTCAGGACTGCCAAGGCTCCGACCATCGTCAAGGGTGGGTTGGGTGCACTGGGTGGCTACGAGGCCGCTACAGGCGCGAACGTGCTGGCAAGCATCCCTGTGGCCGAGTTGATCAAACGCTGGCAGGCTGGTGACCGCAGTCCCGAGTTGTTGGCCGCACTGGCGCAGGCTGGTGGTGCTACGGCTCAGACAGCGGCAGGCACTGCGGCTATGCTCCCAGCGATGGGGCCAAAGACGGCAAGGATAAAAGGGGCAGGCACCATTGGCACGGCTGGCTTAGGTGCCTACCAAGCGTGGCAGGCCTTGCAAGAAAGAGCGGCGCAAGAGCCACAGCAATAAGTTTTAAGGAGCGGTTGCCACTCTCCTCTTGGCCCCCCTAAGACGGGGGCCTTTTTTTAAGCGTGACCTGCGGTAAACATTAGCAACATTTGGGTCTGTCGCATCTGCTCCTCGGCCTCGCACACGCCATCATCAAACCCCTGCTCGTAAGCCTCGAGACAGGCCGATGCCAGAGTTGCCTCTGGGCTACGGTTGCCCTCTTCGTACTGTTGAGCAAGATGCTTGATGAGGTCGATGTTCATTCCTTGGGCCTTACGTTGTTGAGAGCCTTGGCAACTTCGCGGTTCATCTCGCTGACAATCTCGACGCACCGCTGGTGCTCTTGTTTTGCCGCTTCGATTCGCACGATGGCCTCAATCTTATGCGCAAACTGCACGATGTCTACATCGTCAGCAACCACAGCGTTTGGCTCGTGGACGTCGCAATAGAAAAAGACTTGCTTGATCAGTTCTTCACTCAGCATGGATACCTCATTGATGTTGATTTTTCAGTTGCCAGAAGGACAGGAGATGCATGAACATATCCCAGCCTCGATCTAAGTCCTCGGCTGACCATTCTTTGACGACCACAAGACCGGGGACGTTGCGGCTGACAAAGACGTTGGCGGCACGAGCCTTGGGGATGCCTAGACCAACTCGATATGCGGAGAGTTGCATGAGGTGTTCGTCGTAGGCGTCGACCTTTGCGGGGTCGGTGAACTCTTTGGTTTTGATGTCGGCGACGATGCCGTGGAAGTCGGGATCGTGCGTGGTTTGCCAGTTAGAGGTGACAGGCACAAATAGATCGCACTTACCTCCAAAACCCGCCTCGTGTGCGAAGGCGCGTTCTGAAATCCACTGGTGGTCTCCGAAGTGTTCTTTGATTGACTGCACGCAGGCTGTAACACTCTCTTGGTGTTTTCCTGTCGGGTTGTTCTCATAATGTCCTTGAATCGATGCATGGATGTCTGTTCCCGCATCCGCCGCCGAACGACCCTGTTCTTTGGAATCGTTGATGATTCGGTCGATGTATTCCTTTTCAGGTTCGTCGGGGCGGCGGGGAAGCGTTAGCGCCGCATACAACACTTGCTGTTGCATCCAAGCCAAGAGGGCTGGTTTTGCGGCGACATTCAGAATTGTAGTGACGCTGGGAACCAAGTTCAATTTGCGTGCGTCGCGCAAGGTTGTGGCCCGCTGGCCTCCCTTTGCGGCTTCTACGGTGTACATCGGCGCACCATCTCTGGTGTACCAATGGTTGGACTCACTGGCCCGTGGTGCTGACACTGTTACCATTTTGTTTCTCCAATTTTTTCTTTGCGTGGCGAGCCTTCATCATTGCGCTCAATTTGGCCCGATTTTCTGGACTCATGGTGCGAGTCTTTTTTGGCTCTTGGCCTTTGCCCTCAAGCACCTTGACTTTGGCGCTCAGGTAGACGACTTCGCTTTTCAGTTTGTCGACCATCCCAACCAAGTTCAAAATGTTTTGCTCGATGTTTTGCTTTTCTGCTCGTGAAATAAACATTGCCACTCTCCTTTAAAGTTGTTTCAATTCTTTGTGCCGTTGCTTGTGGCACGGTTGGCAAAGCCAGACGACATCAAGAGGTTTCTCGTAATCTTCGTGATGAGCGATTGTCTTTTCTGCTCCGCATCGGCAACAGGGCTGGCGAACAAGTTCACCTCTACGAATTGCCCTTGCGACACTGGTGTGAGCCACATTCCTTCGGGAATCCTCAGCCCTCCATGCACGGGTGATTTCTGTGACCGCCTTGATGCGCTCTGGCTCTTTGCCCCGCGCCCTGTCATAGGCTCGAACTTTTTCAAGATTCTTATTCCTATTGGCTGGCGAATCATTTCTGTAACACTCCTTGCATTTGTTGACATGGCCGTCAGCCATTCGTGGATGTTTATAAAACTCACTCATTGGCTTGACGGTTTTGCATTTAAAGCAATTTTTCATGGCAGGCACCTAAAAGCCCATCATAACCCGTTTTGACTAAAAAGGGATGTCATCCGCCATATCGTCAAAGCCGCTGTTGGCAGATGCACTCTGCTCTTTGGCGTACTGTGTGCCTTGACGTTCTTTCCACTCTGGCGTGGCCTGAATCTTCTCCTTCAGTTTGTTGCCGAAGGTTTCAAACATCGCCATGTCGGGATTCTCGAGGTCGAAAATCTTCAACTCGTTGTGCGGCTCTGGCAGGCCCGCCTTCTTGATCTGGGACGACACAGGGTTGATGCTCGAGATGTTGGTGTAGTCGTTCCCGTCGTTGCCCTTCTCTTTGACGATAGAGAGCATTGCCCAAGCGCCCAAGACGTTCTTGAGTTGGAACCCAGCAAGTTCATCTGCGGTGAATGCGCGTGAACGCCAGTTCTCCAACTCTTGGCGCAGAATTGCTTTTTCGGCAAGGCTGGCTGTGAAGTTTTTGCTGATGGACATTGGCTCACCCTTGTCGGTGACCAGCGGGTTGCCGTCGGCGTCCTCGCTGTGGACTTCAAACTGCAACATGACCTTGGGCTGTTGCTTGGTCTGGCCCTTCCAAGTGGTGGTTTGCGTGCCCATGTCCACAACACGGTAGCACCGTGCGAGGTGCATACCCGGTGGTACGGGCTTGAATGACGATGCGCCGCCTGATGCTTTCACTGTTAATCCCATTATTCGCTCCTTGCAATTGAGATGGTTTCAAGTTTCACTGTGGTTGTGGGCTTCTTGGGCAGTCCGCATTCGTAGCGGATGATGTCCCAGTCGGCCCCTGTAGCACGACCAGCCTCAGCCTTTTCAAGGGCCTCCTCTAGTCGTTGCATTCTTTCCAACATGAGTTGGTGCATTTCCTGTTCGCTGTGCATAGTTGTTCGCTGTAGAGTTAAACTGCCCTCACTGTACCATGTTTAATTTGGGCATACAATACCCCTTGCACAAAAAATTTTTTCGTGTAAGATCAACTTAACTCAAGGAAGGAGCACTATGACACTCGAAGAGTATTTCGTCGACAAACCAAGGGGCGCAAAGATCGCGCTGGCCCGCAAGTTGGGCATCAGCAAGACTTGGCTCTCGTTGGTCATCTCGGGGCGACAACTGCCTAGTCCCGAACTGGCCCGCGACATCGAAGCAAACACAGGCAGAAAAGTGAAGAGGGCTGATCTTCGGCCCGACATTTTTGGAAAGACAGCGAAATGATATGGTACAAATTCCACATCGGTGACTACATCTCACACACCATGCACCTCGACGATGCCGAGGACTTGGCGTATCGTCGTTTGCTCGACTGGTACTACATGGGCGAGAAGCCTTTGCCGCTCGATGTCACCGTGGTGGCTCGACGTATTCGACTCGATGAGGAAGTTGTCCAGCCAGTGCTCGATGAGTTCTTTGAGAAGACCCCAAAGGGTTACGTCAACTCACGCGCTGACAAGGAAATTTTGGCCTACAACGTGAGGGTGGAATTAAACCGAAGGTCAGCAAAATTGGGTGGCAGACCTAAAAGCATTGAGGTTTCCAAAGAAGAACCATTAAGCCCCCCCAAACAGAACAGAACAGAACAGATACAGAAGAAAGATATATCGTCGTCTGCGACGACTCGTTTTCTCGAGTTCTGGGATGTCTGGCCGAAGTCACCACGCAAGGTTGCCAAAGCCACCTGCGAGAAGAAGTGGAAGGCTGGGGGGTTGGACAAGGTGGCCGACCAGATCATTGCCCACGTCAACAGCATGAAGACCACCAAGCAGTGGACTGACGGCTTTGAACCCGCGCCCCAGACCTACATCAACCAGCGGCGCTGGGAAGATGGCGACACCCAAGAAAATCCCTTCAGGAGGGGCGTATGAGCAACAACACAGGTGGGCCAGCGTTTCCAACCGAACGAATTGGCATTGAATCAGGTGACTATTTAACTTACCAAGAAGAAGGCATGACCCTGCGCGACTACTTTGCGGCTAAGGCTCTTGATGTTTCGATACAGCAAACGAGAGATTTCTACGGCATAGACAAAGACCATGTTGCGAAATGGTGCTACGAAATGGCAGACGCCATGCTGAAAGCGAGGGGCGTATGAGCCTTGAGCGCCTTTTGAACAGCCTGACCAAGGTCAAGGGACGCAAAGGGTCTTGGACGGCCTCCTGCCCCGCCCACGCCGATAAGTCGCCCTCGTTGGCGGTGCGGCAGGTCGAGGATGGCCGCATCCTGCTCCACTGCTTTGGTGGGTGCTCGGTGCACGACGTGCTGGGTGCGGTGGGCATGGAGATGTCCGACCTGTTCCCAGACAGCAAAGAAAACAAGGGCGCGGTCAAGCCAGCGTTCTACGCCACCGACCTGCTACGGGTCATCGCCTTTGAATCCTTAGTGGTTTCCATCGGCGCAAGCGACATGAGCAAGGGCAAGCAACTCAGCGAGAAGGATTTACAGAGAATGAAAAAAGCGGCAGAGCGAATCCAAGAAGCGGCGAGGTACGCAAATGTCTGACCTCGAGCAAATTGCACAGCGGCTTGATGAGTCGCGCCAGAACCGAGAGTTCGGCCCTGACGACTTTGACGTCGAGCAATACTACGAACCCAGCGATGTGCACCTGAAGGTGCGTGTTGCCAAAGACTACCTCGCTGAGATCATCGACGATGTGATCAACCCCAAGGTTGAGCAGGTGGCGAGTATGCCGTGGGCCAAGTCGGTTCACAGTTTCAACTATCGCCCCGGTGAGGTCACGCTGTACGCTGGCTCCAACGGTGGCGGCAAGTCCATGATCACAGGCCAAGTCGCGCTGGGTTTGATCAAACAAAAGCAACGCATCTGCATCGCCTCGTTTGAGATGAAGCCCAAGCGCACGCTGTACCGCATGATGCGTCAGTTCGCTGGCGAGGACATCAGCAAGCCGCGCTATATGGACAAAGAGCGATACATCGGCGGGATTGCCCAGCGGTTTGACGACTTCTGCGGTGACAACCTGTGGCTGTATGACCAGCAGGGCACGACCTCAGCAATGCAGGTGATTGCGATGGCGCGTTACTGCGCACTCGAGTTGGGT